TGCCGCTTCCAAGGCCAGTCCGCGATCCGTGAAGCTGGGTTGCGCGTTGGCGCCGCCTTTGAGATGCACGCTGTTCGCGAACACCGTCACGCCCAGCAGGATCACCGCGAGACTGAGTCCGATTCGTCGCATGGTCGTTCTCTCCTATTCGCCGCGCACGACGACGAACGTCATGCCGGTCAAACCGTCCAATCTCGCGCACTTGCCCGGATTTCTGCAGAACAGCTGATAGCGTTTGTAGTACCAGGCTTCCCACGCGTGGCGCGCATTCTGGCCCGTGCCGTCGCGCACGAGGATCTCGCCGCTCGTGCCTGACACCCACTTGCCCTTCTCGCTGGTGTACCTGACGAAGTCGCCGCCAGGCACGTCCACAAGGAACATCGAGCGCAGCGGCATGGTGCGAATCGCCTTGTAGGCGACGCTGCCCATCGTCAAGTCTTCCTGCTGGAACGCGCGCGTGCCGCCGTCCGGATTCATGCGGCTCGATTGATCCGCGTAGCGGCGGTCGGCCTGCGTCAGCATGATGTAGACGCGACGCACGGAGTGATGCGACCAGATGGCGTTCACCTCGCCATCGAGGCGCTGATTGACGATATCGCTCACGCGCTGCAGAAGGTCGAACGACAGCGCACCGGTCGAGGCCGACACGTAGCTCGCGTAGTTCGGATAGAGGTACCGATCGACGCCGTAGTAATTTTGCCTGTACGTGCCATCATCGATGAGCGCGGTGATGCCCCACGGCGCTTTCTCGTACGCGGTGTCGAGCGCGTCGGTAACGGCCGTGTTCGCCGACTGGACGACGTAGTCGCCGGTCGTCCAGCTCGGGGCCGCCGACAGCGTGACGTCGGTGCCGTCCGAGTTGACCGCCGTGACCTTCGGCGTGTTCGCGCGAATCACGCCATTCGCGGGATTGATCCCCGCGAGCGACATGCCACGCTTGATAAACCTATTGCCGAAGGCGCTCGTGATCGCGACGCCGGTCGAGGAGACGTTGCCGGGAGAATTCAACTCGAGCGTCGCGCCTGACGTCGTCGCATCGACAATCGCGAAGACGCCGCGGCCATCGCTCCCGAGATAGAACTCCTCGCGGTAGGCGATGTCGTCTATCAACCGCTCCATGTTCTCTGTGCGCGTGCTTCGATAGGCACCTTCGCGATTCTGCGTGTCGTCCAGTTGCTCCTGGGTGACGCGCCACCGCGCCATGATCTTTTTCTGAGTAATGAACCCGGTCAGGTATTTTTGGTTGTCGGCGATCGGGATCGCTGAGTCCGATCCAACGGCCATCGGCGAGTTGTTGCGCTCGACGTGCGCCGACCATTCCTTGCCGCGGCCACCTTCCCACGGGCTGTCTTTCGCTTTGAACGCATCACGGAGCTGAAATTTCTTGAGGATGCCCTCAGCGATGACGTCTTCGTAGGTCGTCTTGAGCAAGGCATCTTCGGTGGCTGCATCGGATCCGGGACCGGCCATCGTCGTACTCCTTCAGCTCCATCGAACGCGTGCGACTCTCAGCGGCCGACCGCCTCGGCTTCCTTCTCGGCGGCGTCGAGCATCTGCGCGACGGTCATGTTGCTGTAATCGGGTTTGGCTTTTTGCGTGACGACCGGCGCCGCCGGCCCGCTCCGCGGCACCGGCCGCCGGAAGGTCGGGATGGTCGCTTGACGTCGCGCCGGTTCCAACATGTCGCTGACGTATTCCTTTACGAACTCCTCGATCAGCGCGCGATCGTTCGCTTCATAGCGTTTGGCGAAGACGGCGTGCGCCTCCGGGTTCGTCTGTTCATCGGGGATGAGCGCGCCGAACGCCGCGCGGAGCTTGCGCTGCTGCCCGACCGACAGCTTGTCCACGCCGATCTCGCTGGCGAACGCTGCGTCGAGATCATCGAGGAAGCGATCGGTGTGACTGTTCCAGACGTGGTCGCGCGCCGCGGCGATGCTGGACCCGTCCTGCAGGAGCGCGCCGACCGATTGCAGAAATTCCGGCGTGATGTAACGTAGATGCGCGAACTGGGGAATCGCGAAAAACGCGTCGGCGATCTTCTGGGCTTCGACGTCGTCGGGATTTTGCGGGGCCACGCCCGCCAGCGCGGCAATGCGGCGCTGCTGGTCGGCGATCATCGCGCGGGCGCGCTCGAGTTCAGTCGCCGTGCGGTTGATCAGCGCTTCAGATTTCTTGAACGTCTCGGGGTTGACCCAGTGCGTCCGATCTTCGGGGAACGTCCATGACTTCGGCTCGGCCGGCGCGGCCGTGCCAGTGGTCGCCGGCACGACGGGCGCCTGGGCCGGCGCGGCGGCACCCTCGGCACCAGCGGGAGGGGTACCAGTGCCATTACCTGCGGCACCGGCCCCGGTGCCCGACTCCGGATAGGCGTACACAATCGGGAGATGGAAAAAGAGTTTCATGGACGACGCGCCTTTCACGAGGGTGTTACGCGAGATTGCGTTACACGAGGAGGTCGGGTCTTACGCGAATGTGCGGTCGGGAGAGGACCGCAGCGAGTCGGGTCTTACGCGCATCGACGGCCGGGACAGGGCCCGTAGCCGTTTCTTACACGAGTCGTACGGACTGGACTATACACCCGAGTCGGGGGCCTACCCAAGCCTCGGTTTCGGCCCCTTGGCAAACATGGCCCGCCGCTGGGCGGGCGGGAGGACCGACAGTTTGGGTATCTGCTTCACGCCGCGCTCGGTGGCCGGCACATCGGCACGCTGACCTAACGGTTCCCCTATGGTTGAGCGGATAAGCGCCTCAAGGGCCGTGCGGGCGCGCCCCCGCCGCTTTGCGTGCAGCATCTCGTCGTTCGCGCCGTCCGTTGGTAGAATGGCCATCGCGACTTATGGTCCCGCGACGATGGCCGGCGATCCCGGTTGCGGTTGATTGCCGACCGGCGCGCTGTTTTGATTCGAGTTGGCCATGGCGCGACCAGCCCCCTGTGGCGCACCGGGCAGGGGCGTGGCCGTACGGGACGCAGGCGGTGCCACATCTGCCGCTTCATAGAACGCTTCGGCAACAGCAGAATCGGCGGCCATGTCTTCAGACCCGAAGCTATAACTGATCTTGGGTTTCTCTGGCGGCGGCGTCGAGGCCTTGGCGATTTTCTGATCGAGTTCGCCGAGGTACTTGCCCACGAAGTAACGCGCGTTCGGAATCGTTTTGAAGAGTTCGATGGCTTCGTCGCTGACCGCCCATTTGACCAATTCGATGCGATGAATCGGTACCTCGTACCACGGCTGCAAGACGAACGGGTACGTGGGATCGGTGGACGGATCCGGCGGCGGGGGCGCAACCTCTCCCGTTACTGCCCCCGCCGTCGGTGCCGCCTGGGGTACATAGGTCAGCGCCCCAGGCGTTCTGACCCAAGCCATAAACAGCTCCTGATTCTGTAACGCCGCTTGGTGTTGATTGTCGGTCGAGGGAATCAGGTCGGTTTGTCCCAGCTTTTGATACACCGCGTATTCGGTATCGGGATTGCGAATGTCAATCCCGCCGAGTTGTTTTAAGTGCTCGATGCTGGCGCGCTCCGCGAGCTGCGTTTTTGGCTTGGTCGATCCATCAGCGACATCGAAGGCCACTTCGCCGTCGAGATCGGCTTTCTGAAACGTGAGGAAGTTGTACCCGCGTGACGGCGTGATCACCGACTGCACGCGGACGTCCGCGCCGAATTCTCGTTCGATTTCAATCTGCGATTTCGAGACGTCGCGAAACGCGAGCGCCCGCGCTTTGAATCCGCCGGCGAAGCGCGCTTCACCGGCTTCCACGAGGAGCTGCATCGCCGAGAACGCTTCCACGTTCGGCGGTTTGCGTCCGCGCAGGATGTCGTTGGTGCCGAGCGCGGCGTCGATCTCCTCGATCAGTTGCAGGCGCAACTGCACCCACGCGCGCGGCGGATCCTGTCCCGGCCACTGTTCCGGTTTCCCCCCGCCTGGCGCGGGCGCGTACTCGGCGATCAAACCCGGCATGGCCGGCGAGTCGCCGAGCCACTGAATGTCCTGCCCTTTGGGTTTTAAAATTTGCGGAATCGCCATCCGCGTCATCATCATCTCGTAGATGCTGTCGAGGCGATTGAGCTGATCGAACTTCGACATCGCCGGATCGAGCGCGCCTGTGCCGAGCACCCGGCCGCCGACGTGTTCGTACGCGGCGTGATGCCACGTCCAGAGCGGATTGCCCCGCGCGTCGTGATACGGGAGCGGTCCCGGCAGGCCTTCATCCTCCTCGAGATGCAGGACGACCGGGGTTGAGTCGCCGGCCACGCGCATCACGAAGCCGTCGGGCCGCGCGGCCGTCGGCTTTTCCCACAGCTCGTATTCGGCGACGCCTTCTTCATCGCCGCTGCCGGCGAATGTGCCGGTGAGATTCGGACTGAGTTCGGTCTGGAACGGCAGGGACTGGAAGATCTGCAGCGACCGCTCGGTGGACGATTTCGCGAACGAGATGCGATTCACGTACTGCTGCAGCGCCGGCGTCGATTCGTAATAGGCCTTGGTACGCCAGCGCATCCGAATCAAGCGATCCACGAGACTCCACCGCGGACGCATGAAGGGGAACGCGATCTCAAGCGGCGACAAGGCGGTCGTCGCCGTGTGGCCGTTGGCGCGAACATCGACCTTCGGTTGCTTGTTCTCATCGAGTGCGCGCGTGAATGGTCCCGGCTTGCCGCACTGCGGACACTTCTGGCCCGCCTTGGCGATCTTGTCACTCGTCACCTCGTAGCCGCACGACGCGCAGAGTTCGTACGGGACTTTGGTGAACGTGCCGTCGTCGTCGTAGCTGACGTGGTAGATGACATTGCCGCAGGTGATGAACCAGAAATCGCCCTCGTGCAGCACCTGATCCATCTCGTTCGCGCTGTACAACACCGGCGCGAGCTTATCGGCGGTCGTCGCCGTCGTCATCGATTTCACGTCGTTCTTCAACGGCCGGACGTCCACGCCCAACGTCGCCGCCGTGAACATCGCCCGGATCGCCTGGACGCCTTCCTTCGCTTTGCTCGTCACCGGCTTCGGCACGCCCTTGGCGACGCGCGAATCCATCCAGCCCGCGCTGCGGTCGTAGACGCCGAGCCACTGGCGCATGTTGACGTAGTGGAGATTGCGGGTCCAGACGCGCTCGTACCGCCAGCGATCGGCGAAGCATTCCCGGCGCGCTTTGTCGTAGTACTCGAGGAGCGGTTTGTCGGGATCGCCCGCGCCGCCGGGGGTTTTGACGGTTGGCGCCCGACCGAACGTGCCCGCCGCCACCGCCATCTCACTTCACCGTCGCCGGCAGGCGGCCGTAATTGACGGTGCCGTCCGGATACCAGCCGGCCGGCGCGTGACGCGGATCGTCCTCAAAGATGCCGAGCGCGGCGATAGCCTCGAGCGCCTCGGTACCGGTCATCGGCCCGCCCGCGTTCGTCGCGGCGGTCGGTGTGATGTGCAGCGTCGGTGTCGGCAGGTCGATGTTGGTGAGCTGTCGGAGGAGGAGCACGCGTTCGGTTTCGAGTTGATTGATGCGCGCACAGAGGAACGCGATGGTGGTTTGTTGCGCGTCCACGCGGCGGGTCAGTTCTTCTCGACGTGCGCGTTCGACGGCGAGATCGCGACTAGCCCACATGACCGCGCATCATAACGCCGACGTCAAATTCGTCTCAAGTCGATGCAGTCTGACACCGCAGTGTCGCACCCCGATCGGTCGTGTCCTATCGATTTTCGGAATCGGATATCTCTAACTCGGCCGCGCGATGCCACGCGTGCCTTGGCGGATTTCGCGGAGGTCGATCAACATGCGGCCGAGCCGCTCCGCATCCTCGATGCCGACGCGCTTCAGCAGCGTGACGAACATCTCATCGGACGTCGCGGCTTCGGCGGCTTCGATCAGCATGTAGCCGATCTCGCGCGCTTTCTTCGGCTCCATCTGCGAGAGCTGATCGTTCAGCGTAAATTCCACGAAGCCGCGCTGTGAGGTGTGGCCGTACCCGCTCGCGACGGTGATGTCGTCCACCATGTCATCCACCGCGTGCTTCGGCCGTTTCTTGCTGACCGCCTCCGCCTGCCGGCGGAAGTTCTCGATGGTGCCCTTTGCCGCGCCGAGCACCTGCAGCATGGCGATCACTTCCTCGAGGACGAAGAGATGGCGCGCCATTATTGCGGGGTCGTCGGTGTCGGGACCGACACGAAGATGGACGCGTACGGATCCTGAATCCCGTGCGGGCCGCGCATGTCCATGTCGGGCTTCATCTCCTCGAAGACGACCGTCCCGTTCGGCTGGTAGCGGTACGGCCAGATCTTCGCAATGCGGACATCGCGCGTGCCGATGTGGACGATGAGGCAATCGACCTTCTCGACGCTGGTGTTGTCGGGGGCGAGCAGATGGGCGAAGGCATCGAAGCCGATCACGAAGCCGTAGACGGGCAGATGCTGCGCGAGCGTTTTCAGGACGGCGATCCGCTCGCCGCGCGTGACCTCCGTCGCCAGCGTGCGGCCGTCCATCAGCAGCAAATCAATCATCGGGCGGAACTCGCGCTGCGGGGCGCGACGGCGCTCCTGCATGAACCAGTTGAGCATCCGTCTCGCCATCTCGGCCACCATGTCGATCGACAGCGGGCCGGAGAACTTCCCGGTTTCCATCATCGGGATCGCCGCGAACGGCAGCGGGGCATCGGGGGGCCCCTGCAGGGCGAACAGCCGTTCCTTGAACGTCCGGATGTCGTCTTCGGTCCAGTCGGCCTGCGCGCGGCCGACGCGGAGCTCGTGCGCCATCGCGTAGTCGCGCGCGTGGACGTGCGTGATGAGCGCCTGCCGATAGACCTCCCAATCTTCCAGCGGCTCACGCGGCCGGAAGTCGTACTTGGCTGCTGCGGCGAGGATCAGCTCGAGCAGGGTCATGCCTGTTCACGTCGGATGCGTTCGTCCACCAGACCCATGATGAAAATTTCCAGCAGCGTCCGCGCCAGCCGTTCCGCGAGCCGTGGTTCCGGCATCAGCGCGAACTGGCGCTGCCAGAACGCCAATTCCTTCTGCAGCATCGGATCGAGCGTCAATGTCGGCGCCGCTGCGTCGGGGTCCATGTGGGGGCGAACTGCTGGATGCGCGCCAGCTCGCGCACCTGACCTGCGGAGAGGTTCTCGGCGTCGGCCGGCGTCATCGTACGGAGTCGCAGCATGCCGGTGAGCGGATCCGTGTCGAAGACCATCGGCAGGCCGCACGCCATGCAGCCGGCCACGCAGCCTGGTTCCGGCGCACCGGCCTCGCCTCGTGTCGTCCCGAACGCATCGCATTGATACCCGCAGCGCGGACACTCGAATCGTGCGACGCGCGTGATCGCCGGCTCCTCATCGACCGTGATCGCCACATGCGGCCACGTCGCCCGCAGGCCCTCGATGGCCGCGCGCATCATCGTCTCGCGATTTTCGGGCGTGTCCGCATAGCCCGCCGCGTCGAGCATCTCCTCGATGTGGATATGCATCGCGCCGTCGTCGTCCTGATAGACGCCGTCGGTAATCTTCTTCATCGGCGCTCGATGAATTCGGCGTGATCGGCCGTCGCGAACACGAGCAGCATGAGTTCCTCGATGGTGACGGTGTCCTGCTGGATCACGCGATGGAATTCCTCGATGTGCCCCGACTTGCCGATGTAGTCGAGGATGACGGTGCGGAGCGCGGCGAGATGCTTTGGCTCCAGCGCGCCGAGCATGTCAGCTTTCTCCACCAGCGGCGCGATCACGCGGGCGCTGTCGTCGGTGAAGTCCACAACGATCGCGTCATCGGGCTCCACATCGAGAAATCCGCCCGGTGAGGCCGGCATGGCGATCACGGCACCCTCACGCGGGCGTAGCTGAATCGTGCCACGGAGTGTATCGAGCGTGCGTCTGAGCATTGCCTCAAGGCGCAGGCGCTGCATATCGCGGTGTGCGATCTGTTCATTCATGGACCCCCCAGAAATCGCCGAGGCTGTAGGCGGCGGCCTCGCGCGGCTCGTCGCGCTCGACCTCGCGCAGATATTCGATCTCGGCCCGCGTGCGCGCGTCGAGGTGTGAGAGATCGCGGCCCTCAGGCTTCGGCGCGATCCCTGGCGGCTCCGGGCGCGACATCACCAGATACCGGAGCGCCTTGGCCGCGTGGACCGGCCCCTGATCATCGAGATCTTCGGGATTCGTCTCGGCCTGCAGGAGCTGCGGGATGGTGCGAATCAGAATCGAGCACTCCGGACTGACGACGAGTGCCGGCTGCTCGCCCGTCTTCGTGATCATCGGCTGGAACCAGTGCTGCAGCCGTTGCCAGCCGGCGATCGGGTCATGCGCCGAGCGAATGACCGGCAGGCCGTGCAGGAAGAGCGTTTCGAAGGTGTGTTCGCCGATCTCGTCTTCCTTGACGTCGTTCAGCGCGTTGCCCCAGACCTGACTCATCGTGATTTTCGACTGCGCGTTGATCGCGGTGACGGCTTTGGCGACGTCGCTGGCGACCGTCTCGGCAAACGCGTATTCACGCTCGACGTAGAGGCGCCCGTCGGGCAGCGGCACGGCCCAGAGCATGAGGCCCGGTCGAAAGAACCCCCAGTGCAGGCCGCACAGGCGCGGGACGTCGTGCGGGATGTCGAGGTGCTGCACGCGGTCGTGCCGGATGAAGCCTTTGAAGTACTGCCGCGGGAACACGTCGCGCCGGCCGAAGCGGAACATCGCGCGCCGCTCGGGCGACAAGCCGGCGAGATTGTTGACGTAGCGCGGGTCCGCGTACGGGTTGTCTTCCAGTTTCGCGTGGACGAAATGCCACTGCGAGGGATCGTAGTCGGGAAATTTCGTCGGATCCGGGTTCTTGTCGATGAACAATTCCTCGACATACGCGGAGAGCGGCCCGCCAGGGTTCTCGCCGGCGAGCAGCAAGCCGCGCCAGGTCGGGCGCTTCCGCGTGCGGCCGGTGGACGGCATGATCTCGGAAAATTGCGTCTGCGTGAATTCTTCCAACTGGTCGAACACGATCAAATCGACGTCGCCGCCGATATAGGCCTTGTAGGCGTCCTCTTCGAAGCAACTGCCCCACGTCAGCTCGCTGTCGTTGTCCCAGATCACCGAGTTGGTCTGATAGCGCGCCCCGATCTGCTTGGTTTCACGGATCGCGTAGCGCATGTGATTGAGCCGCAGCTCCGGCATGGTGCGCCGCAAGAACAGGACGCTGAAATTGTCGTACTTGCCGCAGTAGCGATACGCAATCATCCGGATCAGGTGCGATTTCGCGCTGTTGCGGTGGCCGCCGATGCCGATCGCGCCGTACTGCTGCGATTCGATGGCGTCGAGCACCTCGACTTGTTTCGGCAGCGGCAGAAAGAACAATCGCTTATCGACCGTGAGCATTTTGTAGGCGAGCTGGCGCTCGAAACACTCATCGGTCGGGCACGCCCAGGCGGCGATCCGGTCCACCGTGCGCTGAATGAATTCGCTGCCGCACCAACAGCAGGTAAAGACCGGGATCCACTCGCTCGTGCTCATAAGCCACCGAGCCAGAACACAAACAGCAGCAGGGCGAGGCCGAGGAAGAAGACGCAGAGCTGGCGCGACGTCATTACCAGAACCCTTTGTCGTTCGCCCAGGCCCGCACGTCGATCTCAAAGTCGAACGGCGCTTGACGCGGGGTGATGAATTCCCACTTGAAGGCCTGGTGCAGATGGCACGCGCGTTCGTTCGACAAGCCGGCTTTCAGCAAGATCGCGAGCGCGAGCTGCGCCGGCCCGCTGCCGCCGTAGCCACATTCGAATCCGGTCGGCGAATGATTCCAGACGCGTTGGGATCGCGCCGGCGACAGCGCGTGGCCGTCCACGAGCACGCACAAGCGACCGCAATCGTCGCGCTCGCCGACGATTCTCATGTTTCGAGGATCTTCATCCCGTACTGCGCTTCGAAGATCTTTTTTCGCAATTGATAGGCCTCGGTCCTCGTCGCTTTCGACTTCGTGTCTTCCACGACGGGCCAGCCGTCGCGACGATACACGAAATCTGCTGTCCAGCGGCCGACCACACGCCGTTGTCCGTCGATGTCTGACACGACGGTCAGATCAAACTCGACTTGGCAACGCAATTCGCTGATCGCGCCGGCGCGCTCGAGCGCCCTCAGCTCGAGATAGCGCAGGCCTTCTTTTTTCGAGGCGAACCAGCGGCCGTTGATGCGGACGCGGGCCGCGCGTTCCAGCAGCGGGCCGATCGGCGGAATGCCGTGCGCGGCTTCGGCGGTGACGATGTCGGACGTCGTGAACAGCGTGCCGTCCACGGTGACGATGCACGGCTCGGCGTGAAATTTATGGCGCTGCTTGAGCGCTTCAGCAGGCCTTTTTTTCGCCGCGAGACGGGTGAGATCGGTCGGCGTGACGCGTTCCCACCCGCGCATCGCCGATCACGCTGCGGTGGCGTCCTCGCCGCTCGTCGGCGTCCGAGCTAATGTAGCGCGCTCGACCTCGCGCCGCATCATCCAGCGGAGCTGGGCCGCGCGTGAACGATCCTCTCGCGCGGCCAAGGCGTCGAATTTCTCCAACAGGTCTTCTTCCAACATCAGGGTCATGAGTGTCTTACGCGAGGTGTTACGCGTCATGATAGCGGCAGTCTATCAAAGAATCAGATTTTCTGGTCGAAATGATATCTGAGTAATACTTCTGTGCTATGGTGTGCCGGTCGCCACAAGGGATGGTGGCGACCGGCGACGACGCTACCGGCCAACTCCACCCGTTGTTCGCTGTCACTTTTCGGTGCTTGTCGGCCGGAATGACGGAGGCGTAAAGTTGGCGACCTCACACGATTGGCGGCGTTCACGCGGCCAGTGCCTCCCCACCAGCCGCACTTTCACTCCAATGCACGGTTTTGCACGCCATGGGCGATGAGCCTATACGCGGCGACCTGAGCACTCAGGTATGAGCGCCCAGTCCTACGGCCGGATGCTGCGCTGGGTGATGGACGAACTGCGCGGCGATTCGAACGCGAAGGATGTCTACGCGACGATCGTCACCTACTGCCATCCGGACGCCCGCCTCCATCCGACCGCGAAGACGCTCGCGGGGTACGCCGGCATGGGCCTCACGATGTGGTCCGAAGGCTGGAAGGTCTGCAAGCACCTCTTCGAGGTGGAGGAGATCCGCGATGCACGCGGGCATCGCGTCGGCTACCACTACACCCAACTCCTGGTTCCACCGGCCGATTTGGGCCAGATTTCCCCAGATCCGCCCGAGCGGATCAAGGAGCCGTCCCAGATCCGCCCGGCAGGATCTGGGCAGCAATCCCCAGATCCGCCCGAGCGGATCGCCATTGATCACTACAGATCCGTACTAAGAAACCCCCCTACCCCCCTTAAAAGGGGGGTTGTCCCAGAACCGGCCCTCCGGATCACGAGAGCCGACCGGAAACGCGCCCTGAAGGTGCTGGAACTCAACTTCGGGCGCTGTCCCCACGAGACGCGCTGTCGAAGCTCGGATGAGTGTCGGGCGAAGTTAGCCGCCGAGTACGCGACGACGCGCGTGTCCAGCGAACGTGAGGCCCTGCAGGCGGTGGGACGATGACGATGCGCCAATGGATTCGCATTACGCGGACGCGGCGCTGTGGCCGGTGCGGCACTTGGTTCCTGCGCGGCAGTGCGATGGTGGAGATCACCATCCACGGCGTGCGCGGCCTGGTGCGCTGTCCGGTGTGCGCCGATGCCGGCGACGTGCCGGCGGATCTACCGCCGCTCGTGGAGCGAACATCAGCG